AAAATCGGTGAACCTGCAATTGAAACTCAAGTTTCTACTCAGGCAGTTATGAGAGTTGACACAAAGGAAATTCTCGGCACGGTCGGCCCTGATTATGTCCCTCTTCAGAATACAGAGGCTTTTGATATTTTTCAGCCTCTTGTAGACAGTAAAGACCTTTTGCTTGAAACAGCAGGTTCATTGAAGAACGGGAGAAGAGTTTGGATACTCGGAAAGATAAATGTTGATTCAGCAGAGATTGTTGATGTTAGAAATTTCTCTAGCCTTTTCTATTAATTGATATTCTTTTTCTGAAATAGCTAAATTCGCATTTTTGTTATCGACTATCGAAAACAAAATAGGAAGAATTTTCTCTTTGTTATTTTCTATATGCTCTTGAGCTTTTAGAACTGTATCATGGCTTGATTCTATTTCAAAAAAACCGTCCTCTTTTTTAATAACTACTTCAAATTTAGCCATCTTTTTTTCCTTTAAAAAATAAAATTATGAATTGATTTTCCCCCTTCTTCTACTTCCAAGCCCCACGATCTCACATTTGCTTCATCTATTTTATTAATGTATCTTTTTGCGCCGGATTCTGTTTTCCATGTTTTAATTTTTGAATGTGGGTTATAGAAAGTGATATATCTATCTTCCATTACAAAAAAAGGGATATTCTTACTATGTTTTTTTGCTCTAATTCTATATTCTTTCATGTGTTATCTCCTTGTTAATTGTTATGCCTTTATTATATATATTATTTTTTAAAAGTCAAGCTATTTTTTTATTTTTTTTAAAATATTTTTTATAAAGGTTTAATTTCCACTTCATAGCCAATTTTCTCCAAACTGGTCTTTTCGCTTTCTGCTTCTTCTTTGGTATAACAATATTTGTTTACATATTTAAGAACTGGATGATTTCCAAGTACAACAAATTTCATTTTAAATTCTTTGCCACAATGTCTGCAATATCCGCCTTGAACTTCTCTTCCACAGCAGATTATTGGTTGGATATCAGGTTGGTTGATTAAATAAAATTCATCATTTTCTAAAGAATTTTTCTGAAAAGGTCTATTGATATCCTGTCCCCATCTTCTTAACATATCTCCTAACGATTCCTGATTATCAATACGCTTCCTATTATTTAAATCTATCATAATTCCTCTTCTCCTTTTATTCTATACTGATTATTTTATAACCATTTTTCTTGATAGCTTTAATCATAAAAATTTCCATCATCCGATTACAAGCTCTGTCTGTTACAATATTACCTTTGCTGTCATAATAATGAATTGTGATCATTTTCTTATCTCCTTATTCTGCTAGTTTGGCTCTTATTGTTTCTTCCGCAATTCTTATCTCTTCATCTCTATATCTCCTCTAAAAACATGAACTTGATAATTATGAGAATCATATATTTTTCCAAATTCATTCGCCAAAGAACCAAATATCTCTCCTGCCTGCCCTCCGCCATAGCATTCTGGATTATGAATAGATAAATAGTTAGGTTTAAAGTTACAAAGACGATATCCTTTAACCAACAGGCGTTCTAATTCCTTTTTATTTATTGTCCCTCCACCAAAAACAATTGCGCCTCTTTTTACCCTTTTTTCATGCTGTAAACATTCTTCTTTAGAATCAAATTTTCTATTATCATTAGATACATAAGTTATTTTAATTTCTTCTTTCATTTTTGATCTCCTCTATATAATAATTATCAATCAACCCATCAAATTTGAATATAACTGTTCTTTTGCCTACGTTTAACTTTTTTGCTATCTGAGAAATGAAATTCAAAAAAGCACTTTCTTTTCTGTTCGAATGAGTGAAAAGAACAAAATTATGTCCTGAATAATTGAAAGTACCTTTGAAGAGAGATTTCATTTTAATAATCCTTTCACTCGTTCAATGCAATAATCAAGAGTTGCAGAACAAATTAATTCATCACTGTCATACAATCTTGCATATATTTTTCCAGGATGCCTATCGTTTGTAAGGATATCTTTAATCACATATTTATTCTTTTTTATTTTCTCCACTAAACGTTTTGTAACCTCTCGAATTTCTCCTTGGTAAACAACAAAAAGAGTTTCTTTTGTCCCGTCTCTTTTTTGAAGATCTAAACATTGTTCGTCGATCACGACTTCACCTAAATGCCGATGAATATATTTTCCTATTTTATATTTTTTATTCATCTTATTTCTCCTTTACTGCCCTTTTGTCAATTTGACGTCTTTTCTTTTTAGAAGACTTTTTAATAACCTCTGTATATTCCCAATGGGTCATATTAGAATGCCCTCTTTTGCCTCCTGATCCGCCTTCAACTTTCTTTGAATAAAACCCCATTTTCTCCCTCATAAAACATTTTTAATTTCTTGAAACGCATTAGCCGTCCGAGTCTGTCCCCATCCTTTAATTTCGGTAAAATACCGATATATTGCCGACTGAGATATTCTTGTAATTTCCAGCACCTCCAATATTTCAGCAGGAGTATCATATATAGCCTTGACCACCTCCTTGGAATCTTCTGGCAATTCTTTTAATAAATCAAAAAAAGTTACAATCGATTCTTCATCCAAATTTGATTTAAAAAAAGTCTCATCCAGTTCACAAGAAGTTCCAAATCTCTTTTGAGTTCTAGATGTATTCAAAAGATTCTGGAAATGTTGTTCCAGAAAATATCCCAGCCTTGCAGAGAATTTACTTTTTTCAGGAATATAATCCTTACTTACTTTCACGAAAACCAGATTTCCTTCAGCAATCAATTCATCATATTCCCAACCTGTTTTACAGTGCCACTTCCACGACACTGAATTTATAAGCTTTTCATAATCGCTAAAAGTAGGAATTTCCCGATTAGGGGCTTTGCGCTTAAAGGTCTGGTTCATGGTTATTCTCATTGGCTTAAATGTTTTTCAAGTATCCATACAACATGACTTGACAAACTCCTTTTCTCCTTTTCTGCCTCTTTGTTCAGCAGTTCTTTTGTACTTTTATCAATGCTAACTCCAAGTAATACTAAATCCTTTTTTTCATCTTTTGTCTTCATTTTTGAGACTCCTTCCTGATTAAATGTAATTTGATAAAGAAACAATTTTCATATTTGGAGGTTACTTTTCCTGCTGTTATTTTACTTAATCCAAAATCTCTTAATCTGCAATAAATATGAAGAGGGTTTAAATAATGTTGTAAAATTCCTGCCATATAACCTCCTTTTTAATTATGCTTTATTATATAGACTTTTTTAAAAAAGTCAAGCTATTTTTTAAAATATTTTTTATAGGAGATATATTATTGGATTTATTGAATAATTTCTTAATTAAAATTTTCATCCAATATTTTTTAATAAAAATCCTTTTTGTTTTTCTATAAATCCTATGAAAACTATAAAATTTTCTCCTTTTAATCTTATTTTTTAAATATATAATAAGGCTTTAAAAGAGAGGTTCTTTCTCCTGCCTTTCTTTTCATGTATGTGGTCTTGGCCGGATCACAGCTTTCTTTCTCCTTGATTATCCCGGAGCGCACTCTCCGGGATACGAGGGAAACCTTTAGTGCGGAGGGTTTATTGTGTCTGATATTTTAATTCCTGATAATACCAAAGAAAAACAAAAAAATTTAACAATAGACGAAGGTTTAAAAGAAATGCTTAAAGAACATTTCTTAACCTTTCCTAGAAGATTTGAGTTTATCCTTATCCCTTTAAAAATTGCTTATTGTCCATATCTTACTCCTACAGAAAAATTTCTATATTCAGAAATAAGATCTTTAGATAATGAAAAAACAGGGTGTTATGCTTCAAACGATTATTTTGCAAAACTTTTAAATGTACACAAACAATCAATAACAAATATGATTGTTAAATTAAAAAAAGCAGGAATTGTTATTGAAGAAAGTTTTAATGGAAGAAAAAGAGTTTTAAGAACAAACGATGAAGGTATTGTCCCTTATTATATTGATGGTTTGAAAAAGGACATTTTAAACAACCATAAATTAAATAATTTATGCAGACTAAATGATACGATTTACTCTGACCAAATCGTATCATTTATTAAAGAATATAGGTTAGATAATAGTAAAGAAGATAAAGAAATATCTAAAGATATTTTATCTGATTCTGCAAATCCTTCAGAAACTTTTTTTCCAAAAAGAAAAGCACCTCAAAGAAATGAAGAAATAATCTCAAAAGAAATACCTTCAAAAAAACCAATATTCAAACTAGAAGATGAAGAAATGAAAATACTTCAATATTGGAATGATATTCCTGAATTAACAACTCATAAAAACGAACCGACTGAAACTTTGAAAATCTTTTCTCTTTATTTTAAATATTTAACAAAAGGTATTTTCTTCAAAAGATGTCTTTTAGATAAAGAAAAACTTTCATGGTATAAAATCCCTGATGATTGGCATGATAAGAAATTTACAACAAGAGAAATTATTTGTGCAATAGGCAAATATCAAAAATGTTTTCTGCAAGGTAATTACCCTCTAAATAAAAAAACTCTTACGAAAAGAATTGATGAATTTTTTTATAATCCTCGAACAGGCAGTAGTTGGTTTTTATCCTGTTTAAGTAATGGAGTTCAGACTATCCATGAAGAAGTCAAAGACTACAATCCTCAATACACAAAATACTTTCAAGAAAGAGGTTTATTAAAATATTTTTCAGAAAAAGATTACAAAAAAATATATAATGGAATAAAGAGTATAGAAAATAGAGTCGTTAAAGATGAAATTTTTGATTTTACTTTACCAAACCCGAAATTAGCAGAGGTTATAGGGAAAGGAATGGGGCAACTTGAACCAATGTTTCAAGGATATGCAAAGCATCTAAACAATTTCAATCGAATAGACGATCCTGAAAAGATGTTTTCTCCTTATGGATATTTTCAGGGATATTTGGAAGAATTAGAAAATACTTACTCTTCTTTCAAAGTAAATATATGAAGGAATTATGAATTATATTGAACAAAGACTTTATGATGCTGGTTTAGATATAAGCTTATCCCAAAGAATTATAGAATTAGCTGATGGTTTAAATCTTAGTTATGAAGATTGTGTTGATCGTTTTGTTATACTGTTTGAAAATACACTGGCTAAAGAAGATGAACAATATTTTCTTGAGGGAACCTCTGGAATGGTTCCAAAAGGATTTTTAAACAATGAAAACTCCTGAACAATTAGAAGCAGATTATCAATTAGGTAAAGACCTTCAAAAGATTGGTTATATCAAAACTTCCTGGAAAGTTGACCCGAAACGTCTTGCAGGAGAAAAAATTTTAAAGGAGATGAAGGAAAGAAATGATTCAAAATATTAATGGAGTTTGGATAATCGATTATTCAAATGATCTATTATCAAGAAATAAAAGAAAACAAAATTATGAGGGATTGTCAAAGATTGCAAAGGAATTTAAGATATCAATTTTAACTTCTAAGCAGCAGGAAAGAAATGAAAATAGAAAAATTTGAAATTTTCCATCTCCAGATTTATAAATACGAACTGGATAAACTTATCTTTCTTTTAGAACAAATTAATTCAGGGATGAGTCAGATGCCAGATTGGACGAAAGAACAAGCAAAAGAATGGGTTGAAAAGTTAGAAGGAAAGAAATAATGTCAATAGATGTCACTTGGCCAGAATATAAATCCGAAAGAGAATTGATGGAAAAAGATGTTTTTAATACTCATTTCAATTCAGAAGATGCTTATATTTTAAAAAAATTATCAGACTCCGGCAAGAAAAAATTATTTAATTTTATTTGCTCTTCAGGATGGCATGTAAACAAGGAACTCTTAAAATAAATGCTTAAAACTGCCAATTTTTCAAAAGACAAAAAATTTAGATATTGTTTGACTAGAGATTGGTCAGGATTATTTCCTGTTAAAACAGTTATGTTTATCGGTTTAAACCCTTCAACAGCAGATGATAAAATTGACGATCCCACAATAAGAAGATGTATTGGATTTGCTTCTTCTTGGGGATATAATAAGTTAATAATGACAAATCTTTTTGCTTGGAGAGAAACAGATTCTAAAAAATTATATTTAAGATGGAAAAATCTTGGGGATATCACATCCTCTGAAAACTATTACGAATATTTAGATTGGGTTATCGGAAGAGAAAATAATAATTATATTTTACAAGGACAAAAAGAAGCATCAAGAATTATAGCTGCATGGGGATCAGAAGGAAAGAAATATTCTCGAAGAGTTAAAGAAGTGATAACTTTGTTAAGAGAGGATAAAATTTTTTGTTTAGGAAATACTTGCAGACATCCTTTATACACTCGAAAAGATATTCAATTGATGCCCTTTGAAATGGATAAATAAAATGCTAATCATCGACCTTCACTATCTTGCTTGGCGAGCCCATTATGTTACCAGTAATCTAACCAATGGAATTATATTTGGAACTCTTGCCCAAATTACTGGCTTAATAGATAAATTCAAAGACCCTTTTATTGTCATTACCGCTGATAATAAAACCAATAAAAGAAAAGATCTTTATCCTGAATACAAGAACAACAGAGGCAAGGAAGAGGAAAGCCCGCAGGTAATTGAAGAAGCTTATAATCAGATCAATAAACTCAAAGAATATATTTTACCAAAAATCGGATTTCAAGTTTATGAAGAACCGGGATTCGAAGCCGATGACGTTATTGCTTCTATCGTAATGAACCAAAAAGAAAATATAAGACTCCCAATTGTAGTCACTGGCGATGAAGATTTATTACAGTTATTAGACTATTGTAGAATATATTTTCCAAAGAAAGAAGAAATCATCACTGCTGAAAAATTTGAAAGTTTATATAATATAAAGCCGACCGATTGGATAAAAGTTAAACAATTGGGAGGGTGTCAAAGCGACAATGTAGAAGGGATAAAAGGCATCGGAGAAAAGACAGTTATTCAATGGTTGCATAATGAACTGAAAATTTCTTCTGTTAAATGGCAGAAGATAAATAGTTTTATTGACACAGAGCAAGCAGAGTTGATGTTAAGACTGGTTAAACTTCCTTTTGAAGGTTGTCCTATTATTAAGCCAGAAAAGCCTTGCTATAATAAGCAGGGGTTGATAGATATTTTTAAGGAATTTTCAATTAATAAAATTCCAATTATGAGTTGGGAGGTTTTGAATGAATGAATTAAAGCCGCCATTAGGGTTAAAGCCAAAACAAATTCACGAGGAACAAAGAGTTGCAGAAATTTTAAAAGCTATTTATAGGTATAAAATTTCAAAGAAAAGCGTTCCAAAAGAATGGATTGATGAACTTATTATTTTAACAAGGTAATAAAATGGATGAGTTAAATTTAATCGTCAAAATGAAATTTGGTTCTCATTTATATGGAACTGATTCAGAAAATTCTGACTTAGATTATAAAGGGATATTCCTGCCAACAGAAAGGCAGGTTCTTTTGAACCAAATACCAAAAGTGTATAACTATTCAACAAAAGACAAATCAGGCAAGAATACAAAAGATGATGTGGATACTGAAATATTTTCTTTGCATTATTTCATTCAACTGGCATGTGAAGGTCAAACTGTTGCTATGGATATGCTTCATGCTCCAGAAGAGATGATTGAACATTCAAGCCTTATCTGGAAAGCGATTCAAAGAAATAGAGATAAATTCTATACAAAAAATTTAGCAGCTTTTATCGGGTATGCAAGAAGACAAGCTGCCCGTTATGGAATAAGAGGAAGCAGGTTAAATACTGTAAGAGAAATTCTTGATATTTTAGATTCAAAAGAACCGGAAACAAAGCTCCAAGAATTTTGGGATGAACTTCCTGAAATAGAACATACTCATAAAAAAGAATCTGTTAAAATGATGCAAGATTATTTAAGTGCAAAATCATTATGGTTAATTGAACATCATATGAGATTTTGGTATCTGATTTTAGGGGATATGAGAAAACCTTCCAAAGTTCAAGAATTACTAAATCATCCTTGGCTGCCTGATTTAGTGGCACTTTGCAGATGGGATAAATTAGGGAGAAATCCAAATAAACAAATTCATTATGACAGAGCAGATATAATTGATCGTTTAAATAAATGTGTCGATATTCATTTTGAAAAGAATAAATGCCTGAACTCAACGAACTAATACGCGAACGAAAAAATCCGGTTAACGCCTCCCAGGAAAGAAAAATTATCACTGGGATGATTATTTCTGACAGATTTTTAAGAGAGGTGAAGCCTTTACTTCTGAACGGTAAATTTCAAACGGATTTTACCAAAACAGTTGCAGACTGGTGCTTAGATTACTATGACAGTTACAATCAAGCTCCTCAAAAAAATATTGAAGAAATCTTTTTGAGAAACAAATCTACCTTAGATGAAGAAAGAGCAAATTTAATTGAAGATTTCTTAACAGGCCTTTCAGACGATTTTGAAAGATCGGAAAATTTCAATACAGATTATTTTTTAGATATTGCTGAAGAATATTTCAGACTAACGAACTTAAAACATATCCATCAAGAACTCGGCAAAGCAATAACAGGAGGTAGAATTGATGAAGGAGAGGCTCTAATAAAAAAGTATCAAAGACCTGAAAGAATAAAATCCAAAGGGGTCGACCCTTTAAGAGATATCCAATTCATTTCGGAATCAACAAAAACCAATGAAGAGAATCCTGATATTTTAATGACATTGCCGGGAGCATTAGGACAAGCCTGTGGGCCTTTGGAAAGAGGATATTCAATGGCTTTCCAAGCTGAATCCGGTGTAGGCAAAACCTGGTGGCTATGGTTCCTTTCAAAGATAGGAGTCTTTAGGGGGTTTAACGGCATCTTTATGTCCCTAGAGATGCAAGAAAGGAAAATGGGTAGAAGGATATGGCAGGACTTAACGGCATCGCCTACATTGAATCCTGACGTTTTAATCCCTTCTTTTGACTGTCTCTATAACCAAACTAATTCCTGCACTTTATCAAAACGATCTTGCAATATTTGTTTGGTTGATAAAAATGGCAAATTACCCAAACCGGAGGAAACTCCAAGAGGGTATATTCCGTGTTCTGCTTGCAGAGATAATTGGGATGATTCAAAATTAACTTCATGGTGGAAAAAAGAAGAAAGGAATATTCTTGATCCGGCTATTGCGGTACATAAATATGAACAATTGAAAAGGTCTGGGACTTTAACAAAAGCAGGAAAATTTCATTTGGTAGAATTTCCGACAAATACCTTGACCGTTGACAAGATGATTGCATATGTTAATAATCTGGAATTTTATGATGATTTTATTGTTGATTTTTTCATAACGGATTATGCTGATAAATTTAAGTTGTATAATCCTAACGACTTGTATGGAAGCTTAAACCAAATATGGGATGCTCATAAAGCATTGGCGCAAGAAAAACATTGTTTATCAATTACTGCATCTCAGAGTAATACGGAAAGAACTGGGAAAAAAGTAGGCAAAGGAAGCTGGGCCGGTTCAATAGAGAAAAGACGTGGAATTGATTTGGGCATTGCTTTAAATCAGAAAAAAGAAGATTTAGAAAAAGGATTGATTTATGTGGAGATTGATAAAATGAGACATGAGCAAAGTATATTTGCGGAGGTTGCTGTTTTGCAGCAATTGGCTATTGGAAGGCCATACATTGATTCATGTTTTGTGAGGAGAGGAAAATGAGAAAAGGATTTTTTGAAATAAATAAAATTCCAAATCTTATTAAAACTAATAAAAAATTAAGAATAGCAAACCTATATTGTGGTATTGGTGGAAATAGAAAACTCTGGGGAAACGAACATGAAATAATAGCTGTGGAATTAAATCCTAATATTGCTAAAATATATCAGGATTTTTTCCCAAATGATAAGGTTATTATTGCTGATGCTCATCAATATTTATTAGATCATTTTAAAGAATTTGATTTTATTTGGTCAAGTCCGCCATGTCAAAGTCATAGCAAAATGAATAAACTTTTTACAAATGGAAAAGCAAAAAATAAAATAGTTTATCCTGATATGAAACTTTATGAAGAAATCCTTTTTTTAAAAGGATATTATAAGGGCCATTATGTAGTAGAAAATGTAAAATCATGGTATGCCCCCCTGATATTCCCTCAAGAAAGAGGAAATCATTATTTTTGGTCAAATTTTTACATTCCTAATTATGATATCAAGACTAGAAATCATTATGGTGGCATTGAAAAATTAACACAATTTAAACAATTTAATATTAATAATTATAAAGGAATAGATAAAATAAAAACATTAAGGAATTGTGTTGAACCAGAATTAGGGCTTCATATTTTTAATTCTTTTATTATTTTATTATATAAAAAGTAATTTTTTATATAATAAAATATCAATGCATAAATTTTAAAGGAGACATTTATATGGATTTAACAAAAGCAATTTTAATAGCAACTATGGCAGATTTAAACAAAATTCTTCAACTTGAACCAGCAATAGGTAGCACCTTTTCAGAAGCAGATTTTACCAATGAAGATGATTTTACTGGAGCAATAATCTCAGAGGTAAAAGGAATATGCGAATTCAAGAATGGAGAAGGCAAGTATGAACTTCTTCAATCAGGAGATATTCCTTTGCTTCAGAAAGAAACAGTTGAAGCGATAAGAGCAATTTCGCCTGATACAGCAAAAAGATTGAAGGAAGTTTTCCCTCCAATAATAAAAGAAGAATCCCCGGAAAAGAAAAAGGAAACTTCAGAAAAGAAGATTTCCAAGAATCCTCCGAATAAGCTCAAAGTCGGGAAGGGTCGTATTGAAATCACAACAGACGTTTTTCTTTTTCTTCTTGGCAAAGAAGAAACCAAAGAATCAATTCTTTCTCTTATCGATAAAGAATATGCCTCCGCAGGAGGAACTTCAAATCCGAATGAAACAAAATGGGCCTTCAATATCGTTTCAAAAGTTTTTGAAGAAATTAAAAATTCTGGCTTTAAAGTAGCCAAATAAAATGTCTCATGGGCTTTCCATAAGAGGGGACAGTTTATATTGTCCCCTCTGTTTTTCTCTTGATTCATATGGAGATTGCCTTAATGATTGCTGGCATTGTTATTTGAGAAGACTTAACCATATTTGGAATAATGGTTTAAATCCTATTGATCCAAATGAGTTAGAATCTAAACTCGTTAATGGTTTAAAAAATTCTTCTCCAAAGACTTCATTAGCTCATGCAATTAAGAAAAAGAAAGTTTTGAGGTTCGGGAACAAAACAGATCCATTTCAAAAATCAGAAAGAGAATATAGAATTTCTCAACAATGTATTAAAATTTTGAAAAAATTAGAATGGCCTTTTGTTATTCAAACAATGGTTACAGAAATAATGATGGATTATTTTGATGATATTGTTTCCTGTAAAAATTTTGGAATAGTTCAGCCTATTATTAGTTGTGGGGTGGAAAAGGATTGGGAAGTTCTCGAAAGACAAAGAACAACACCCATAAGCCATAGATTTACTCATATAGCTCTTTTAAAAAGAGAGGGTATGCAGGTAGCTGTTAATGGAGAGCCTTTTATCCCCGGTTGGCATACTGTTGAACAATTTGAGGATATGTTGAAAAGGCTGAAATCAGAAGGAATTAATCGATATAATATTTATAATTTTCATTTTAATGATTTTGTTGCCAAAAGGTTATTGGATATTGGACTTGATATAATGGCGATTTGGGAGGGAAATCAAGATGAAAATTGGAAACCTATTCAACAAAAATTAATTGATTTAGCAAAAAAATATGATATTATTCTTGGGTGCCCTGATTTTGTTAATACAGGATCATATTTTCAAAAAGCAAATACTTGTTGTGGAGTTGATGTTTCTAATCCTATGACGTTCAATACTCATACATGGAAAAGAATTCTTCAACAAAACCCTAAAATGGAAGTCGAAGAAATATTATCTTCTACTTGGGACGGAATTGGAGATTTTGAAGAAGGAAGAAAAATTTTAACCGGAGATTCTAAAGGATTTTATACAATGAAAGATATCCCAGAAATTTCTTTACCAAAGAAGAAAAGGGGATTTTTAATATGAAAATAATTTTTGATTCTAATATTATTGTTGATCTTGGTAAAAATTGTGATTTTAATGAAGGTAAAATAGAAAAACTTTCTGCTCAAAAAAATTTTATAAGTAAACATAAAAAAGATATTGAAAGTGAAATAGGAGCCTTCAAAGCGATTATGAAAAGAAAAGATTTTCTTGAAGAAAGGATTCGAACTTATTTGGACTGTTTTGGAGGAACTGGTTTAACTGCTTCTATCGCCAAAAAATATTTAAACCCTCAAATAATGTATTTAAACGATTTGGATAAGGGATGTTATGATATTTTAATAAAAAATTTCCCTGAACACAAAGAAAAAATTTATAATTTAGATGTTTTTGATTTTAATTGTAAAGAAACTTTCGATTTAACAATGCTTGATTTCAATAATTTTACTTTAAATCAAATTTACTTTTGGTATAAAGTATTATTAAAATTTTTTGAATGCTCTAAATGTATGATAATTGCGGATTCTTTTTGTTTTGGTAAAAAATTTGGGGAAAAGAATTTAAAGGGATATAGATTAGCAACATGGGAACAATACTATGAATTATGTCAAGACATTTTTTGGAGATTATTTGGTTTTGACATAAAAGGGGTTTATTTTTTTAAAACTAATGCTTGTGCTTTGCTATTTTTAAAAAAATCAGAAAAGAAAGGAGAATTTATTGAATACTTTACCCCTGATATAGAACCTATTTCTATAATTCACAAAGATGGAGGTTTTCTATTTTGAATGAAACGCCGATAGAAAAATATTTGATTAATGATAAGGAAGTTTTGGTTAAAAGAGAAGATTTTGCTTGTCCTTTTCCAGGGCCGACTTTTTCCAAAGTAAGAGGTTTATTTCCTTATTTGTTATCTTTAGCAGATCAAGGGTTTAAAACAGTGGGATATACTGAAACCTCAATTAGCATGGCAGGGTGGGGAGTCTCCTGGGCTTGTAAAGAAATAGGTTTAAAAGCGGTTATCTTTGAACCTGTTTATGTCTCAGAAAGAGAGGATTTAAAATATTTAAGATTTCATAAAGAGCAATGGAATAAATTTGGAGCAGATATAATACAGTTAAAGGCAGGAAGAACTAAAGTCAATTTTTATTTATCCAAAAAAATCTTAAATCAAAATTATGAAAATTCTATTATGTTGCCTTTGGGTTTACAATTAAAAGAGACTACAATAGAAACTTCTAAAATTATTCAAAAAGTTCAAAAGGAAATAGATTTCGATTGTGTTGTTATTAATGTCGGTAGCGGCACAATAACTTCAGGTATTTTAAATGGAATTGATCTTAAAAAAGAAGTATATGGAATTCTTGGTTGGACACGAAATGCAGAGTTAAAAAAGAAAAGAATAATAGAAAAAACTCAAAGGTGGGGGTATAGAGGCCAAAATTTATTTTTGATAGATTCTAAATGGGAATATACTAAGCCTTCAAAAGCATTCTGTCCTTTCCCTTCTCATCCTTATTATGATCTTAAGGCATGGCAATGGTTAACAGAAAATATACAAATCTTTCAGGATAAAAAAGTCTTGTTCTGGAATATTGGGAGTGCACCAAATGAATTATTATGAGTTAAGAAAAGAAGTGGCAAAGCTTATTCCAAGACAAAAAGTTTTGATAGGGACTAATCAAAAACTTCAATCTGCGATAAAAGAAAAAGGAAGAAAAACAAATTATCATCAATTCAATCTTTCTTCCGGGGAATGGGTAAAAAACGAAAGGTTATTAAACACAGAAGAATTTAGTAATTTTATTGAAGTTTCTCTACGTGCCCAAGCTTGCCCAATGTGTTTAAATATTGATGTTTGGGACGGAATTCTATGCCCATTTAAATGCCGTTATTGCTTTGCCGATTATTTTAGAGGAAAGCTTTATCCTAATTTCTTTGATAATGGAAAAGCCGTTAAATTGAGATCATGCAATCCTGAATTTTTTAAACCTGAATTATCAAAATACTTTGATAACATTGGCAAACCTACCTCTTCAGAAATTCAAAGAGCTATTAACAATAAAATGCCCATTCGCATCGGTATCCGTTTTGAAGATTTTCATCTTGTAGAAAAGAAAAGAGGAGTCTCCCTTGAATTATTAAAATTTCTTGCATCTTCAAATTATCCAGTAATGATAAACACAAAATCAGATTTGGTTGCTGATGAGGCTTATTTAAAAGCCTTAACAGACAATCCAGCAAAGGCAGCGGTTCATGTGACTTTAATATCATCTGATGAAAATTTATTAAAAAAATTAGAACCAGGCGCTCCAAGCTATTCCAGACGTCTTGAAGCTATGAGAAAAATGTCAGCAGCAGGGATAAGAGTTGTTGCTAGAATTGAACCATATATGGCCTTTATCAATGACCATCCTGATGCAGTAAAAAAATATATAGACGAAGTTTATGAAGCAGGAGTAAGACATATGACCTTTGATACCTATAGTTTTTCAGTCAATAATGCTGGGATAAAGGAAAATTATATTCGACAAGGATATGACTATAACAGAATGTTTCTTTTAACAAGCGAAAGTCAAGCTATTGGCTCCTTGTTATTAAATAAGTTTATGGAGATGTTCAAAGAAAAAGGCTTTAAATGTTCAACCTTTGACCTTGGTAATGTCCCTTATAACGATGATGATATATGTTGCCAGGTTGGAGATTGGTTTTCTGATTCTAAATTTAATTATGGGTCGACGGTTGGAGCAATAAGATATATCCAACGGCAGCAGGGAAAATTAGTCAATTGGAAAGAATTTGAAAATTTTGTGAATAATAACGGAGGATTTCTTTCTGACAAATTAAAAGAAGAAGTTCATCAACTTTGGCAGATGGAAAATGGAGGACTTGAGGCCTATTCTATGGGGTATGGCCAAGGAATTCTTCCATCAGGGACTCAAGGTAATGTAGAATGGCAATATCTTAAAAATGACGATTTTAGAATGAATATTTTGGAGGGATGCTTATGAACCAAATGACTAAAACAATTTTTGAAAGAGCTAAAAAACTTTCAGATACGGGAAGATTAAGAAATGAAATTTATTGCAAAGGAAGGGTTATTTATCTTTTGAATAAAGATAACACCTTATTGTTGAGGTTTTTTCTTCCAGAAAACGAGCCTCAATTTGCCCAAGAAGTAAGTTTCAACGCAACTGAGTTTATAAGCGAAAATTTCAAAGAAGAAAATGGTCAGGCTGTTTTTACTATTGAAAAAAAAGATCATACAATCAAAAAGACTTGTTGTAAAGCAAGTCGAGGATTTGAGGAAATAGATAATCTTTTTAAGAAATTCTTTACCCATTATAGTGAGGATAGTATTTTTTTCTCAAATTCAATCTCTTCTTCTTTAAAAGATGAATTGTCCCATATTGAATTATCCTTTAAAAATAAGACTTTTTATATGATTCAAAGAGATATTTTCAGCGGGGGAAAACATGAAATTATTCAAAAAAATGAAGGGATGAGAGGACTTCAACCGAATTTAACAAAAAATTTTGGCCCAATAGGAATAAGGACTGATGATTTTTTGTCTATTTTTATATATTATAATAAAGTCCATTTTTATTTTAATGAAAGCAATCAATATTTCTTGTTAGAAGGAGAAATGGGATTAGGGCCAGGGACTCCGCCCGTTAAAGTTGTCGGGATTATGGCCTGTTGCTTTTATGATGAAATTGGCGACATAGAAATTATAAGTCAGGAGGAAAACGATGGGAGGCAAGAGCAGGAAGGGAGGACGAATAACGAAGGACTTAGTCAAGAGATTAATCTCAGAGAAGAGCCAAAAGAACAACCAGAAAGAAAATGTGGTCAACCCTCAAAAATCATTCCCAAAAGGAAAGGGTTTTTTAAAGAATAATGAATAGTTTTGAATATATAAATTTGCTAGAGAAATATAACATAACTCCGAATTGGTGGTGTTCTGTTGAATATTTTGAAAAAAGTAATTTTATCATAGATCTTCAAAACGATATTGTTTCAATCTATGGAGATGCCCAATTGATTTTCCCAAAAATTTCTTTAAAAGGAGAATTTATTGGAGGAAAGTTTTGGAGCGATTTTCCTGAATTCTCCGGTAAAAACTTTTTGGATTATGAATATATCTATGATCCCAAAAGTTTTTTAAATATGGTTGGAAAAAAGTGGATGACTTTCCGAAAGAATTCTAAAAAATTTCCGGAAAGAATTAAAGAAGATTTATCATATCTTTCTGGTAATGATCTTTCAAAAAATAAAAAAGAAAAATTATTATCTGAATGGGTTGATAATTTTGAAAATATAGAAGACGCAAATGTATTAGTTGATTATGTTTTTGAAGGGAAAAGTCAAAGTTATCTAATCGGAGAATCATCTAAAGATATTTATGGAATAAATATTTGGGATGAAAATTTTAAGTATCTTAATTATCGATATTGTATATGTAAAAATATTCCTTTTTTGCCAGAATATTTAAGATATTTATATTATATAAATGCAAACAAACTTGTTAATGATGGGGGAGTTTTAGGAAGAGAAAGTTTGAAAATATTTAAAGATAGATTGAATCCTATCAAAGTAAGAAAGGTATTAAGTTCGCAATAACTTGACAAAAAAATATTTTAAAAGAAGCAAAAATAATTTAATAAAAGGGAGACCAAAATGAAGAAACAAGTATTATTGGAAGCAATTAAAAAAGTAAAGCCAGCAATATCGGATGGAAAACTTATTGAGTTCAAAGGGCTTATAATCTTTGACGGAGAAAAGCTTATAAGCTATGGAGACAATATTTCTATCTCCGTTCCGTTGAAAACCGATTTTATAGCGGCCATTCAAGAAGAGAAATTTACAAAGCTCATTGAGAAATCTGCTGTTGACGAAATCTCTCTTTCTCTCGAAGAAGACCAATTGATAGTTGGGGCGGAAGGAAAAGCCGGATTCTCACTGATTTCTTATGATCCAAAGACAATTCCCGATCTTGGCCTTGCTCAGGTAAAAGAATGGAATAAATTTCCAGAAGGCTTTATTGATGCCTTAAAATTTTGTATTTTCAGCGCTGCGAACGATTCGTCTTATGGCTCTATGTGTAATTTATATGTAGCAAAAGATCGAATTATTTCTTCTGACAATTATCGTATTTCAGAAAAAATCTTGAAATCAGAAATGACAGGCCTATTAGACAATAAACTTTTGATTTCAAGAAAGATAGCTTCATTTCTTTCTGCCTTCAAAATTATTGAATATGCCTTGACTGAATCCTGTGCCCATTACAAAGATGAAAATGGAGTTGTTTTTACTCATCGGGTTATCGTTGATGATTATCCTTCTCTGGAAGAGTTTCTAAATGTTGAAGGGAGAAAGATACAGCTTCCAAAGGCTTTATCGGGAGCTTTAAACCGAGCCCAATCAATTCTTTCAAAAGATGAAGACAAAGTAACAGTAAAAATAGCAAAGAAATTTATCAATGTCTTTTCAGAAGGCAAAGGTGCCTGGTTTAAAGAACCCGTTTCGGCTCCTGATTATGATGGAGACGAATTGAAGTTTGATGTCAGCCCTGAACATATGATTCAGATACTTGAATTTTCAACAGATGTAATAATAGGAGAAAATATACTCCTATTTGCAGGTAATGATTTTAGGCATTCCGTGTGTTTGATCAATGAGTAATTTTAAATGATAGTAACTCGAAATAAAGCTTTTAAACGGGCTTATGAAAAGGGTTATATTGCGAGAAGTATTGGAACAGATAAAAATAAAAATCCTTACCCTGATAAACTTAATTCAAAAGGCGGGCCGACTTGGTCAAGAGTTTTTAGAAATTTATGGAATCAGGGTTGGGATAATTCAGAGCTGAAAGGATTTAAAACGTTAAAGAAATGAAAGATAGACCAGGATTCTTTAAAATTCAAGTAAAAGAAAAAGAGCAAATAGAAAAACCCTCCAAATCTATTTCTTTATTAGACCGGAATAGATTTGGAGGCATTGGAAAAATTGATAATGAAATTTGTCAAAAATCAGAAATACTTTTTAAAGAATTAGAATCATTATCTCTTGAAGATAAGATAGAAACAATAAATAGAATAAAACAACTGTTGCATTCAAATTCTCCTTTTAAGAATGAACCTGTTGATTGTGTTGTTTGGGTTAGATCAGAAAATATTAAAGCAAATGATTATAATCCCAATGTAGTCGCCCCTCCAGAAATGAAACTACTTGAACATTCTATAGATTGCGATGGATATACTCAACCTATAGTTGCTTGGAGTAAAGAAGAAAATTTTGAAGTTGTAGACGGCTTTCATAGAAATAGAGTAGGTAAAGAATGCTCAAATATAAAAGAAAGAATTTTTGGATATCTTCCTTTATCTATTATCAATGCAGAAAGAGAAAATAAAAACGATCGTATAGCCTCTACAATAAGACATAATAGAGCAAGAGGAAAGCATACTGTTGATGGAATGAAAGATATAGTTATCGAATTAAGGAAAAGAAATTGGACTAACGACAGAATCGGTAAAGAATTGGGAATGGAACCAGATGAAGTTTTAAGGTTATGCCAGATAAATGGGTTACTGGAAATGTTTGGAAATGTAGATTTTTCTCAAGCTTGGGAGTCGGAAATATTTGATGATGAAGAAATTTATGGAAATGTTTTAGAGGACTCTGAAAGTGAATAGAATATTTCATACTTGGGAAAAATGGGAATGTTATCCAGCAGGGTTTTATGAAGACAATCCTCCAGAAGGAATGACCAAGGAAGAAGCTGTTTCTTGTTATATTAATCTATTAACAAATATTGATTTTTTTGAAGAAGTTTTAAATAAGGTTATTACTGAATGGAAATATTCTTGTGAACATTATTTAACTAATGAAAGAATGAATCGGATAGCTTGGCTAGGGCAAGCTGCCTTAGCTTATCGATTTCATATTCCCTCTTGTTTTAGAGTAGGATTCCATAGATTATCAGAAGAACAACAAAACAAAGCAAATGAAAGTGCGTTAAAATATTTAAATATCTGGTTAGAAAAACATGGAGAAAGACCTTTGACTATGAACGAAGCACAATCTAAAACGGAGCCAAATTTATATTAAAATGGATTATAAAGATAATAAATTAAAAAGGTTTATTAATAAAAATGTTTTAGAAGCAGCGCAAGATAGAATATCGTATGTTTTTGATAATTTCGAATCTATTTATTTGAGTTTCAGCGGGGGAAAAGATAGCACTACAATGTTTCATTTAGTTGTAGATGAAGCAATTAAAAGAAAAAGAAAAATTGGAATTTTATTAATTGATTTTGAAGCACAGTATAAAGCGACATCAGGTCATGCTCAAAAAATGTTTGAACTTTATAAAGAATATATTCATTTATATTGGGTTTGTTTACCTTTGGCATTAAGAAATTCAGTTAGCGCCTTTGAACCATCTTGGACTCCCTGGGATGAAAATAAAAAAGAATTTTGGGTAAGAGAAATGCCAAAATATCCTGGAGTAATTTCTGATTCAAAATTTTTCCCCTTTTTTAATAGAAGGATGGAATTTGAAGAATTTATAATTTTGTTTGGAGATTGGTATAAAAGCATAAATAATAATAAAAGAACAGCTTGTTTTGTTGGAATAAGAGCTGATGAAAGCTTGAATAGATTTCGAACTATAGCAAGTTATAAAAAGGAAACTTTTCAAAATAAAAGGTTTACAACAAAAGTTTTAGACGATCTTTATAATATTTATCCGATATATGATTGGAAAGTTTCTGATATTTGGAAATATCATTTTTTGAATCCTCATAAAATATTTAATTCTATATATGAAATGATGTATAAAGCTTTGGTCCCAATAGCGAATCAAAGGTTGTGTCAACCTTATGGAGACGATCAAAAGAAAGGATTATGGCTCTATCATATCTTAGAACCTGAGTCTTGGTATAAATTAGTTTCAAGAGTCAATGGAGCTAATTTTGGAGCAATGTATATCCAAGAAAAAGGAAATATAATGGGAAATGATAAAATAACTCTTCCTGAAGGGCATACATATAAAAGTTTTTGTAACCTTCTTCTTAAAACTATGCCAAAAATTACAAGAGATCATTATCTTGAAAGATTTAAAGTTTTCATAAAGGGATGGAAAGAAAGAGGCTATATTAAAGAAATCCCTGATGCAGCGCCAAGAGTTTTAGAAAATAAACATTGGGCTCCTTCTTGGAGAAGAATGTGCAAAATTCTACTTAGGAACGATTGGTGGTGTAAAGGTTTAGGATTTCAACAGCCGAAAAGTGAAGCTTATGGAAAATATTTAGAAATGAAGAAAAATAACCCAACTAGATAACTCGCTGAGCGATTAAGGAACATTACATTTGGCTTTATCTGAATATGCGGTTATTTGGTTGGGATTAAAAATTAGGGGCATGGGTGATTGGTTAGCCAACAGACTTTGGATCTGTCTAAGTGAGTTCGATTCTTACTGCCCCTGCCAGTTTGAGCAAATTGGTTGCTCAAGGACTTGTGAGGTAGATTTTTATTAATTTTCTTGACTGAGGCATAATTGATATTTTTTATATAATATGTTAAAATGGGAAATTAATAATCCCTTATTGAATTTTCTACCTCACAAGTTTATTTTTAAGGAGAAAGAAATGTTTTTTGAAATTAAAAAAGTTGAAAAATTTATTGCACCTGATAAGACAGAATTTGATACAGAGGAGGATGTGAAAAATTATATTTTAAAATCATCTTTTGAAGGACAATTAGTATTATTTTTTAAAGAAGCCTCTGCAAAAACTTTTGTTGATAAAGCCAATAATAGCATATCTCTATCTTTGGTTATTTCAGAAATTATGAGAAAAAAAGAAATTCTTTTCAAAATGCTTCATGAAATTTTAGTTCTTGAAAATAATAAATTAATTAAGCAGGTAGGAAAAGTTGACATACGATAGCACTCAAGAAACATTAAATCATATATCCAAAGTAGCAGATTTTATCCGAAGGATTAACGAAGAAAATTCTTTCAGAGCTGCTTTCCATGATGCAACTAAACTTCAATCTCCAGAAAAAGAAGTCTTTGATATTGTCACCCCTAAAATAAAAACTTTAGTATATGGTTCAGAAGCATATAATAAACAAATAGTTAATGAAATGGAAGACGCTCTTAATCATCATTATACCAATAATAGACATCATCCACAGTTTCATAAAAATGGAATAAAGGATATGAATCTTATTGATATCGTTGAAATGTTATGCGATTGGAAAGCATCTTCATTACGCAGTCCCGAAGGGGATATCAGAAAGAGTTTAGAGATTAATAAAAAAAGATTTCAAATCAGCGACGATATCTATCAAATGCTCTCAAATACAATCGATTATTTAGGATGGTAAAATGACAAAAGATGATATAAGATGGGTTCAATCTTATACAGGTAAAAAGATTGATTTACTTGATCCTCAGCCAAAAGATATTTCGTTAATTGATATTGCTTGGGGGGTGTCCGGGAAAGTCAGATATAATTGCCAGTCAAACCAAAGATACACAGTAATGGAGCATTCTTTATTGGTATATAAATTCTGTATTATTAATCCACTCGAAGGCTTATTTCATGATGCAGCGGAAGCTTATTTGCCTGACGTTCCTTCTCCTTTAAAAAATATGGATTGTTTTGAAGAGTTCAGAAAAATTGAAGATAATTTGTTGAAAGTTATTTTTGACAAATATAGTTTACAATATCCATTATCCAATGAAGTTGAATATGTAGATGAAAAAATCTGTTCTAATGAGCAGCCTCTTTTTATGCCAGACCCTCCCGAAAGTTGGCAATTAAGATATCCGCCTTTTGATTTAACTCCATTCCCAAGATTAACAGAAATGGAAGCTGCTTTTGCTTTTTTAAGAATCTGTGAAAGGAATAATATCAGATGAAAACTTTTATCAAAATTGTATATGTCTTTTTTTGTTACTGTCTCTTTCCTCTCGGATTTTTAGCAGGGCTTATTTCTCTTGGTTTAGAACGTGGCTATATCAAAGCAATTTTCTTACTAAGCGATTTGTTCAATAAGGAAAAATAAATGACTCCTGATATTATTAATGGCTCCTTTGAATTATTAGCCTCTCCTTTTATTTTATTTAGTATCTTGAAATTATATAAAGATAAGAAAGTTAAAGGCATTTCGTGGGTTCATATTTCTTATTTTACATTGTGGGCTTTTTGGAATTTATATTACTATCCTTTCTTGAATCAATGGTGTAGTTTTATAGGAGGAATCGCTATAATGTTAACGAATACTTATTATACTGGATTATTAATTTATTATACCATAAAAAGTAAGAAAATGAAATTAAAATAAACCTTTAAATATTCTCAAAAGAATCCGATAATATAGTTGAACAGTATGGAAATGCAAAACTTTAATAATAACTTAATAAACCTTGAGAGTCTTCATATGGCGACGTATGAAGGAGCTGTTTCCAGCTTTGTTCACTCTCAAGGTTTTTCTTTTGAGGATTATGAAATGATAAACGAACAAATAAAAAGTATAAGAAACTCTCCTGAGAGGGAAATAATTAATATTGATTTTAAAGGCAATCATAGATCAATATTCGTAAAATGTTTTTATTGTGGAAAAATTAAAAAAGTTGAATTAAATAGTTATAAAAACTCAATTTCTTTTAAATTTTTTTGTTCTTTATATTGTATGGGTAAATGGTCTTTTGAAGATCATCATCCTATGAAAAGGCCAGAAATTGTTGCTAAATTTTTAGGCAATAATCATCCTTTGAAAAATCCTATTCATAAAGCTAAACATCTTCGTATAATGCAAAGTGAGGAATATAGAGAAAAATTAAAAAAAATAAGGAATTCGCCTGAAATCAAAGAAAAGACATCAGGAGAAAATCATTATAATTGGAAGGGTGGGATATCACAAAATATTTTTGAAGTCAAATGTTGTATTTGTAAAAAAATAATGAAAACAACAAAATATTCATTAGAACATCAAGAAAATTTTTGTTGTAGTAAAAAATGTATAGCTGCCCATAGAAGTTTTAGACTTAAAAATAATAATCCCTTTAGTCGGAAAGAAAATATAGAGAAGACAAGAAATAGAATGCTTAATGGAGGTGCTGCCCATGCACTTTCTTTTAATCAAAACCCTTCCAAACCCCAAGTTGAACTTTTAAAATTAATAAAACAATTATATCCTCAAGCAATTTTAAATTATCCTTCATTAAATTTTTCAATTGATATAGCTATTCCTGAATTAAAGATTGCCATTGAATATGATGGTTCTTATTGGCATCAAAATAAAGAATACGATAATAAAAGACAAAAAGAGTTAGAAAATATTGGATGGAAATTTATTAGATATGTTGATTATATACCATCAAAGGAAGAATTAAAAAATAATATTATAGAGGATTTAAAATAATGTATGTTTCACTTCATAATCACACTGAATTCAGCGCTCTTGATGGTATGGGCTCTCCTGAACAATATGTTAAAAGAGCAAAAGAAATTGGAATGGAAGCAATTGCTATCACCGACCATGCCAATATAGATGGTGCTCTTAAATTTCAAAGAACTTGTATTAAAGAAAACATCAAACCAATTATAGGTTCTGAACTTTATATTGTCCCGGATTTAACTATAAAAAATCAAGGAGAGAAAAGAGGGCATATTACGATATTAGTCAAGAATGAAAAAGGCTGGAAATCTCTTCTTGATATGCTCACAATTGCCAATATAGAAGGTTTTTATAATCGACCGAGAATTGATTTCAAAACATTAAAGAATAACATGAATGATGGGTTGATTATTTTAACCGCCTGCACAAGTTCCTTTTTATGGCAGCCTAATGGCAAAGAAGTATTCTATGAATTATTGAATGCCTTTTCTTCTAACATTTTCCTTGAAGTTATGCCTCATAAAATAGAGCAACAGATTAAAACAAACCAATTATGCCTTGAACTTTTTGGTAATTCAAAAGCTTCATTGGTTGCCTCTAATGACTGCCATTATGTTTTGATGGAACACGCTAAATCCCAAGAGGTGTTATTAGCAATTCAGAGAAGAGCAAAATGGAATGATCCTAATAGATGGAAATTTGAAGTGCAAGGTCTTCATCTGAAAGATGAAAGAGAGTTAAGAATTGCTTTCAATAGACAAGGAATTTTATCTGATAGACAAATATCTATTGCGATGAGTAATACAAATAAAATTTCCGATATGATAGATTTCAAAATTCCCAAATTGAATATCGAACTTCCTTTAACCAAATATGAAAAAGGCGGAAACGAATCCTCTGCGGATATTCTTGACCATTTCGGTAAAAGCAATCTTTTTGAGCATGTTTCAAGAGTTAAATGGGACAAAGCTTATGAGGACAGATATTCTTATGAGCTCAAAATTATTAAAGACAAAAATTTTGCTAGATACTTTCTTGTGATTTATGAATTGGTTGAATGGTGCAAAAAGAATGATATTCTAATCGGCCCTGGTCGCGGATCGGTAGGTGGCTCTCTCATAGCTTATTTGCTAGGCATTACAGAAGTTGATCCTTTGAAGTACGGAACATTATTTGAAAGATTTATTAATCCCGAACGTATAGATTTCCCTGATATAGACATCGACTTCGACAAAGAAAAGGCTTATCTTGTCCGAGAACACCTTGAAAAGGAATATGGTAGCTATAACATAGCTGGAATAAATACATTCATTAGAATGCAAGCTAGAGCCATTGTAAGGGATGTTAGCAGTACCTTCGAACTACCTTCAAAAGATATTGATGAATATGCAAAGTCGATAACTGTTGGAGACCATAAAGATGAAATTCTTAAACATACATTAGAAACAGTTGAAGGGAAATTATTTTCTAATAAATACCCAGAACAGTTCGAACATTGTTGTAATTTGGAAGGGCAGGTTAAAGCAAAAGGTCAACATCCTGCTGGATTAATAGTTTCAAGAGACGATTTAAGAAACACAAATAGATGTCATTTAACCTTGAGAGAAGATAAAAAAGTTATTAACTGGGACATGGAAGATTCTGAACATACTGGTTTAATAAAAATAGATGTTTTGAAACTTGGTACTTTAACTGTTTTGAATGAATGTAAAAGACTGATTTTCAAAAATTATGGAGAGTATTTGTATTTTCATCCTGAGTCAAGTAGTTGGTGGTTTGGAAAAGAAAATGATTCTGATATAGAAGGGCTTTCCTATCCTATTTCAAACAAAAAATTTGAATGGAGCGTTTTGCCTTTTAACGATCCAGAAGTTTACAATTATATCTCAAAAGGACAAACAGCAGGTATTTTTCAATTAACCGGATATGATTGCACAAAGTTTTGCATAGAAGCTGGAGTTCAAAATATTGAAGATATTTCAGCAGTAATTGCTATTGCAAGGCCAGGGCCGAAGGAATCCGGAATGTCGGATTTATATGTCAAAAGAAAGAAAGGACAAAAATGGCAAAGCATCCATAAAATATACGATGAAATAACAAAAGATACCTATGGAGTTATGGTCTATCAAGAGCAAATGATGAAGGCTATGACTGACCTTGCAGGTTTTTCAGGAGCTGATGCAGATAAAATAAGAAAGGTTATTGGAAAGAAAAGAGACCCAAAAGAATTTGAACCTTTTAGAATTCAATTTTTAGAAGGTTGCAGAAATAAAAATACTTTGACTCAAAAACAAGCAGAAGAATTCTGGGAAGGGTTGCTTGAATGGGCTTCGTATGGCTTTAATTTGGCGCATTCTATTGAATACGCTATGATTGGCTACTGGACTGCTTGGGCAAAACTATATTTTCCTGCCGAATATACCTGTGCCTATTTAACATATGGTGAAGATGGGGACAAAGGTAAATTAATAGAGGAAGCAGAAAAGAAAGGAATGTATGTTGTCACCCCTAAAGTAGGAATCTCTGAGGCGGATAAATGGATAGTTAAAGATAATAACTTATACATGCCTTTTATTGAAATCAAAGGGATTGGTGAAAAGGAAGCTTTAAAGTGTATTAATATGTCACCTCCGAAAGCACCTAAAAAAGGATTTTTTAATGTCCAGAACACAGCAGTTAACCAGACAAGCACACAGAAAATATTATCTGAAATAAAAGCCTTTGACCCTGACATAAAAGCTCGACCCGATAACTATGAAGAATATTTTCAATTTGATATAGGTTCAGGTTGTTCTTCTATTGCAATATCAAAAATCGATGTTATTAAGAAGAAAGCTGTTATAGATAAAAAAGTTCTTGATTGCTACGAATGTGATTTAAGAAAAGAAGCATATCAAGTTGTTTTATCCAGTGAAGGGACTTATAATGTTTTAGTTATAGGGGATTATCCAGGGAAAATTGACGATGAAAAAGGTCAAAATTTTGTTGGTGACCCTGGCGAAATGTTATGGGATGAATTATTGAAATATAAAATCAATAGAAGGATGCTTCATGTTGGAAATACGGTAAAATGTTTTCCTAAAATTTCCAGGACCCCATCTCATGAACAAATTGATACCTGTTTCCATAAATGGATGGTTGAAGAAATAAAGTCAATGGATTGTAAATTGATCCTTGCTCTTGGTGGTTCTGCTTATTATACCTTAAGCGGAAAGCAAGCAGGAATAACAAAAGCATCAGGGACAATGGAATGGATCGAAAAGGTAAAAGCCAATGTTATATGGTGTGTTCATCCTTCTTATGTGTTAAGAAATCGGTCTGCTGAAAATGTTAAATTGTTTGGAGATGGGATAAAATTTTTCGCTGAAACTTTTAATAATTCAACAAAGAACTCTTGATTTTTATATAATAAGTCAAGGAGAATTAGCATGGAAGAATGGCAAACTTATGAAGCAATATTTATCTTTGAAACTGATGCTGCAATTCTTATTGTTCCGTTAGATTCCTGTGATTCTAATATGAATTATAGAGATGATGACAAAATTTGGCTCCCTAAATCTCAAATCTCCTTTGATACAAATACAGATTATTCACAGGGAGATTTAATTGATGTTGAAATTCCAGACTGGTTGGCAGAGAATAAAGGATTAATATAATAAGGAGAAAATAATGGAAGCTTATAAACAAATCCCTTTTTCAACATTAAAATTAATAAAAGAAAAAGCAAATAATATTTTAAAACCAAAGGTGACTTATTCAGAAGACCAACTTGAATTACAAAAACAAGTAATTAAACAAAATATCTCAGAAGCAAATGAAATTCTGAATATTGTGGATATGTATTTTTAAAAGGAGATTTAACATGACTCTTATGGTAGATTACCGACCAAAAAATTTAGATGAAATTATCGGTAACGAATCTATAGTCGGTTCACTAAAAGCTATCTTCGACAGAGAAAAAGATTGGCCTCATTCTTATCTTTTTTCAGGTCCAAGTGGTTGTGGTAAGACTACATTAGGCAGGATCGTAAAAGATAGATTAGGTTGCCTTGGAACTGATTATGTCGAAATCAATGCTTCAAGCACAAGAGGCATTGATGCAGTAAGAAATATCATTGACAATATGAAATATAAACCTCAAACTCCTGGGAGTAAATCAAGGGTATTCCTCCTTGACGAGTGCCATATGCTAACCGGAGATGCAGCCAACGCCTTATTGAAAGCCCTTGAAGAGCCTCCGGCTCATGTATACTTTATCCTTTGCACAACTGACCCTGAAAAGCTTATCAAAACAATCAGAAATAGATGTGCTCAATTTGAAGTTCAATCGTTAGGAGAGAGAGGGATAGTCAAACTATTGAATTGGGTTCTTGAAAAAGAAAATGTAAATGATATTCCTGAAAATATCATAAAATTAATTGCCAAAGTTTCTGATGGGTGTCCAAGACAGGCATTAGTTATTCTTGATCAAATCATAGATATGCCTTTGGATAAAATGGAAGCTTCTGTCCAAGATTTCCGTTCATCTGAAAAAAACACTCTTGATCTTTTTAAAGCCCTATTATCGGGGCAAAAATGGGTGCAGATTAAGACTATCCTTCAAAGTATGGACTTGGCTAACCACGAGAGCGTTCGGGTCGGCTTAATTGGTTTATGCGCGTCTACAGTTATGAGAGAAGATAACCTTATGGCAGGATTGATTTTTGAAGAGTTTAAAAATCCTCTCTTCAATGCAGGGAAAAATGGGTTCATTATGACTTGTTATAAATTATGTAATATGTGTTCAGGATAAATTCAAATTTTTATATAATAAAAGAGAGGAAATAAATGCCAGAAACAATATTGACTTTAATTGATGAATCAAAAGTAAATTATGAAGCAGATAAGAATATTGATGTACATAATCTGCATCATGAATGGCTGAGACAATCTGATTTAGTTGGAAGTTATTATAAGCTTCGAGCTCAATCAGAAAATAATCTTGATGCAGCAAAGAAGAAAGTAGAAATCACAAAGGCGTTATTTGACAAAGAAAAAGCAATTCTTGAATTAAAGATCAGAAAAGATCCAAAAAGTTTTGATCCAGGAATTGAAAAAGCTACAGAAGGAACTATTTCTGCTTTAATGCTTATCAATATGGATAAAGACGCAGCTTGTTCAAAAGCAAAGCAGGATTATGAAAAAGCTCAGGAAGAATTAATTGAAGCAAATAACAAATTCAGGATGTATTATGCTGCCACAAAAATGGTAGAGGAAAGAAAAAGTTCTTTGGAAAATACTGTTATTCTTTGGACAAGAAATTATTTTTCAGTCCCTGATCTTCCAAGACCTTTGATAGAAAATTTTCCTCAAGCAACAATTGCAAAAAGGGACGAAAATACAATCGAAATGAAACAGGCTTTACAAAGAACTAGAAGAGGACAAAATGAATAGTTTTGTTGCAATTGGAATTGGATTATGCATTTTGATAGTATTTTGTATCATAGTTTCAGTTCCAGGTAAAATATTAATCAATTATTTTTTCAAAAAGAAAAAGGAGTATGAGAAAGATGGACACTAATTATCGCCAAATGATGCTCAACAAAATGAGGCAGCAACAGGCCGACAAAGGGAAAACAGGCCTTGGAAGGAAAGCTGCCCTTGATTTTTCAAAGGCTGTTGGGAAAACTGTAAACATGTGGATGCCAAAGTATAAAGACAAAGGAGAAAATGCTTTTGATATTCTTCCTTTTGTTATCACCCAGGAATGGTATTCAAAGTTGAGGATGCCAACTGGTAGAGTAAATGGGCTAATGCCAGGGATGATTGATCAAGGATTGACAATTCCTGTCCATAAAAATGTCGGAATAAATAACGATATTTTTCTCTGTCCTCGTGAAGCGTTTGGGGACGGATGCCCTATCTGTGATGAAATGTTTGAGGCTTACAAAGCTGGAGACAAAGATAAAGCATCTAAACTCAGGCCTTCTTGGAGAAGCTTTTACAATGTTTATGATTATGACGATACTTCCAAAGGAATTCAACTATTTGAGATTTCTTATTACATGTTTGAAAGCACTGGAAAAAACGATCTTCAAAGATGTAATCTTATGGATGCTGCTATTCTTGACCCTTCTGGCCCAATAATTTTTGCAGATTTGCAGGAAGGTAAAACAATAGTTGCGACGTTCAAGAAAAGAACTCTTGATAAAGCAGAATGGGCTGAAGTAGATAGTATTAAGTTTGAAGATCGCGAACCATATCCGGAATCTATTCTTCAGCAGGTATTCCCTCTGGATATGATGGTTGTAAGAGCATCGTTTGAAGAGATGAAAAACTCTTATTTTGGGTTAGACGCAAATTCATCAGATCATACTGAGACAAAACTTCCTGAAACAAAGTCTGTTGAGCAGCCTCCAGCACAGGTTCAGCATGTTGAAGAAGTTAAGAAAGAAGAAATTAAAACAACAGTTGGTGATTTGGTAAGAAGCGGAAGAACAAGGAATTTTGATACAGCGCCAGAAAAGGTTGTTGAGGTTGCTGGGCCAGTATGTCCGGCAGGCAGAAAATTCGGAGTTGAGTTTAATTCAACAGCTCCAGAGTGTGAAGGCAAAACAGTAAATTCTTGTGAAGAAGCAATGTTCAACGAATGTATGAAAGCTTTTAATAAAATAAACTCAGGCTCAAGAACTTCTGTTGTTGAAGAAAAGAAAGAAGTTAAACCTGAAGCTGATCCTCCTCCTCCTTGGGAAGAAGCAAAACCTACTCAGGCAGCTCCTGTTCAAACTCAGCCAGTTCAGCCAAGAGTAAGAAGGAGATAAAAAGAATAATGCGGATAATAAAACAATGCAATACCGGATTATAGAGCGGCAAGGCAGTTAGATCAAGCCGATTTAATCATTATCCGCATTATTAATAAAAAAGGAAAAATATGAATAGATCAATTATCAAGAAAATTTTGAAACAAAAATATGAAAGATGGCTTGATTCTATTGAGCTTCCAGAAGTGAGAAAACTTGCAGAGCAAAATGGGATTATTACCGGAGGTTCTATTGTTTCATTATTACTTGGGGAGCCAGTAAAAGATTATGATATTTATTTTAAAAATAAAGAAACTGTACTGGCTGTAGCAAATTATTATGTAGATCGTTTCAATGGAATTAATCCAAATTTACAAATTCCTCCGAAAATTTATGAAGATGGAGAAAGAGTTAAAATTAAAGTTCAATCTTCAGGAATATCTTCAGTAAATGGAGATTCTGGATATAAATATTTTGAACAATTTCCTGATGAAGTAGGCAATGATTGGCTAGAAAAAGTTACTTCTATTGCTGATGAGACTAATTCAGAGTGTTTGGATGAAATAAAGCCTGAATTTAATCCAGTATTTATGTCCTCAAATGCGATTACCCTCTCTGGCAAAATACAAATAGTAATTAGATTTTATGGAGAACCAGAAGAGATTCATAAAAATTATGATTATATCCATTGTTGTAATTATTGGGAATCTTCAAATAATCAACTATCTTTAAATAAAGATGCTCTTGAAAGTATATTAACAAAAACTTTATATTATCAAGGAAGTCTATATCCTCTTTGCTCAGTAATTAGAATGAGGAAGTTTCTCAAAAGAGGTTGGTATATCAATGCCGGACAGATATTAAAAATGCTCATGCAAATTTCTGAACTTGATCTTACCAATGTTAAAGTTTTAGAAGACCAATTAACAGGAGTTGACGCAGCTTATTTTCATCAAGTAATCGATTATTGTCAGGAAAGGATGAAAACGGATCAAGAATTTAAAGTTACAACTCCATATCTTATTTCTGTAATTGATAAAATATTTGGATAAAAGGAAAAATATGAAAATTCCAATTGTATTAAATCATGACATTTCTTTTGAAAATATTATAGGGTATTTCGAAGATGGAATTGTTACTTTAAACGAGAGCATTTACCTATTCAAAGAACAGATTAATAAAATTTTTGGAGATATTGGTTATATAATATTAGAATCAGAAAAGTCTGATCAAGGCGCTGAATTTGAAAAAATAAAGAAAATAAAAATTTTAGAATGGAGCTTTACTTCCAAATGACTCAAGAAATTAAAAGAACAAGAAAAACTGAAAATCCAACCCTACAAGAGCAGATAGAAAATTCCGTTAATGATAAACCTATTCAAGCAGAAGAAATTATTGGCCCTGAAAAAGAAGGAATAACCGAAGAAATGTTTATTCCTTCGGGAGTCACTTTGATCAATTGCGGTTGTACAGATAATCCTTATGGGGCTTTTATCCCAGGAACAATCAATACAGTTCCAGGGAGAAGCTCTTCAGGCAAGACAGAATTGATGATGACGATGTTAGCGATGACCGCTGCTGATAAAAGATTTAATGATTATATATTGATTGATGATGATGCAGAACATTCCAATTCTTTTAATCTTGAATATCTTTTCCCTGTTCTTGTTGATAGATTGAAGGCTCCAAGATATGATGGAGAAGTCCCTGTTTACAGCAATTCTATTGAAGACTTTGAGGCAAATATTCTTACTTTATGCAAGAAGTCTAAACAACCTTTCATTTATGTTCTTGACAGTTTAGACTCTTTAACATCGTCAGCAGAAATAGAGAGGGAGTGGAAAAATGCTTTAAAAAATACCAAGGATTCTGAAACATTAAAAGAGATTCAGAAATCCTATGGAACTGAAAAGGCAAGAAAGATTTCAGAAGTATTGAGACTTGTAAATGGGTATATTAAAAAATCAAAAAGCCTATTATTTATTATCCAACAGACAAAGCAATATATTGCTCCTGCTGGTATGCCAGTATTCGGAGCGCCTGATTGGACAACAACCGGAGGAGAAGCTCCTTTTTTCTATTCTTATCATAGGTTATTTCTTGACACCGGAGCTGCCATTAAAGATGAACATAGAAAAATCAAGCATCGAATAGGCGGCATAACAAGAGGAGAAATAGTCAAGAATAAATGGAACGGAAAGAAAAGAAAGTCAGGAATAGAATTTAAAATTTATGAAGATTATGGGATTGACGATATTGATTCCTGTATCGAATTCTTAAAGACAACAGAAGAATGGTATGTGGAAGGTCCTCATATGGTTGCCCCAGGATTTTTAGAAAATGGAGAGAAGATGTTCCGTGAAAATTTAATTAAAGCAATTGAAGCAGAAAATGCTGAAAGAGAAGTTCAAGCAATTGTAGGAAAAGTTTGGAGAGAGATTGAAGATGGAATTCGATTGAAAGATAGAAAAAGAAGGTTTTAAATGGAACATATTTTATGGAAAACAGAAGATAAAGACAGATCTCTAGTTATTTGCGATTGTAATGGAGAGGTTGTTCTTGCTTTATGTAAAGTTTGCGGAGGGGCTGAAGCTTCCCTTCCAAAGAATTGTCCTGGAAGAAGATTAACAGAAGAAGAAAGTTCAAAGATAATTAATGGACAATTAGATTTTTAACATTTAACAAAGGAGAAATTTAAAATGGCAAAAGGAACAAATCCAATAAATCTAATGAAGTCAAGATCAGAATCAGCAGAAAAAAGATATAATGATCTTGAAAAGAAACACAAGAAACTCATAGCCGAATCAATTGAAATTGAAAATCGTTGCAATGATTATGAAGGAGCAATAACCAATTTCTGTGATGGATGTTCATTGAAAGGCTCTGCTGATTGTAATGTATGCCCTCTTTATGATGTTGCAACAAAAAATACTCTTTGGAGAGAGTTATAATGAAAAAAGGCGGAGGTTCACAAAAAGGCTCTTCTTTTGAACGGGATATTGCAAAGAAACTCTCGCAATGGTGGATGCAAGACCTTGAATCCGAACGAGATGACATTTTTTGGCGTACCTCCGGTTCAGGAGCAAGAGCCACTTCCCGAACAAAAGCTCATAAGAAAACAGCTTATGAATATGGAGATTTAACATTTACCGATCCTATTGGAAAACCTTTCATCGATTGTTTTTTAATTGAGTGTAAATGTGGCTATACTGATGAAATTGATGTATTAGATTTTTTCCATAGAGAAGATACTTCAATATTATTTCAGTGGTGGGATAAGGCAGTTAAAGAAGCAGAAGAAGCAGGAAGGAAGCATGTCTTATTAATTGTCAAAAGAAATCGCAAACCAGAAGTCTGTTTTATTGATAGGGATTTTGGTTTTAATATACAGATGCTCAATGGCAGGTACAATAAGGCGATAAGATTAATTTCTCTTGATAAAAGAATAGATGTTATTCTTCTTGAAGAGTTTCTAAAAATAAATCCAAAATTAATTGAATTGGTAGATAAAAAATGAAAGTCTCTTCCATAATCTTTGTTCTTTTATTAACTGCCTTATTTGGGATGAATTTAGGTTTTATAAAAGGAATTAAAGCTACTTTTGTTTTTCAACAAACTCAAATAGATAACCTCCAAACTGAAGTTGATAATCTTAAACAACAGATTAAAACCAACCACGAAAAGGTAATAATTTCTGCTTATCATCCAAAATCTAAAGGTATTAATTCTGATAATACTCCTGATTCAACAGCAACAATGGTCAAACCTATATCTGGCTGGACATTAGCTTTATCCTCTGAACTAATTGAACAAGGCTGGTTAGGCAAGAAAATTTATATTGATGGATGGGGAGTTGGCAAAGCAACAGATAGAATGCATACAAAAATTAAAGGCAAAAGAATCGATATCTGTCATCCGACATTAGCCAGCGCAAAAAAGTTCGGAGTTAAAGATGATGTGTTGGCGATTGTCTTGGAGTAAATATGGAAAAGAAAGATGAATTTATTTCTTCCTCTGAAGCAATTAAATTATATCAAGATAATGGGTTAGGAAAAATCTCATGGTTTGCTATAAGAGACTGGACAATTCGATATAGTCTTGGCAAAAAACTTGCCGGTCGTTGGAAAATAAATAAACAAAAATTTTTAAATTTTATCAATGCAAATCCAGAAAATCTTATATAATAAATCATGAACACAATCCAAGAACAATGGGAGATTTTCAAAAGCAAAGTCATCCCTCCAGAAGCCTCTGAAGTTCAAATTTCAGAAATTATTACCTTTTCATGATTAGTTTTAATTTGTTGTTTAAGATTATCAATTTCAGTTTGAAGGTTATTTATTTGAGTTTGAAAATAATATTCGTCTGATTTAATATCAAAGGTATTGATCAAGATAAAACAAAATAAAATGATTGATATTAAACCATAAACTATTTTATCTGATAAATTCATTTTTTATCTACCAATTCAATTAATTTTGGATTTATTTTTAGAAACTCTTCAAGAAGAATAACATCTATTCTTTTATCAAGAGAAATTAACCTTATTGCTTTATTGTATCTGCCATTAAGCATCTGTATATTAAAACCAAAATCTCTATCAATAAAGCACACTTCTGGTTTACGATTTCTTTTGACAATTAATAAGACATGCTTCCTTCCTGCTTCTTCTGCTTCTTTAACTGCCTTATCCCACCACTGAAATAATATTGAGGTGTCTTCTCTATGAAAGAAATCTAAGACATCAATTTCATCAGTATAGCCACATTTACACTCAATTAAAAAACAATCAATGAAAGGTTTTCCGATAGGATCGGTAAATGTCAAATCTCCATATTCATAGGCTGTTTTCTTATGAGCTTTTGTTCGAGAAGTGGCTCTTGCTCCTGAACCGGAGGTGCGCCAGAAAATGTCATCTCGTTCGGATTCAAGGTCTTGCGTCCACCATTGCGAGAGTTTCTTTGCAATATCCCGTTCAAAAGAAGAGCCTTTTTGTGATCCCCCACCTTTTTTCATAATTGAAATCCTTTTATTTTTTTCAAAAAATTGTTTGAATTTCTTCTGATAAAATTTTCAAAAGGCTCATATTCTTCTTCATCATTTCGATCTCTTTCATCATCTACTGAATTCCAAATATAGAAATCTAAAAATTTTATACAACATTCAAATCCATTAGTTTTAAAAGAGAAAGGTAAAAAATCTTCATCTTGAGTTTTTTCGTAATATTCATTATTTAATTTTTCAATTAAATTTATCGCCTCTTGTATTTCTGAAGTATTCATTATAACTCCTCAAAAGGAGGCAGAGCTTCAAAAAATATTTTTCTGAATTCTGCATCCACTATTGTTTCTTTGCCTGAAAGTTTATTTTGAAGGTAAATTTTCAACCATAAAGCTTCTTTTTTTATTCAAAATCAGTTGAATCTTACTT